AAGATAGAAAGAAAGTACCCTATACAATTTATATTGGCTAATGGCATTATTTGGAAGAACTCGTGATGTTAATTTAATTAAAACAATCAACCGTGAATTGTTAGGAGATGTTATTACCCAACAAGCTTCATTTTATAAAGTTAGATTAGAAGAAACTACATTTAATTTATATGGTGAAGCCGCAGGAGGTAAATTTTACGATGGCCCTGTGATATTTAATTGCCTAGTAGAAAGGGGCGACCAAGAATACCCAGAAAGTGATTTAGGTGTAGATTTTGACTGGAGTGTAGTATTTAAATTCCTGAGAGAAGATTTAATAAATGCTGGGGTAAATCCTGAAGTAGGAGATATCATATTATATAATGAAGGTTATTATCAAGTAGATAATGTAGCTTCTAACCAATATTTTATGGGTAAAGATCCTTCTTACCCAAATGAACCTAATCCTCTAAATCCCGGACTTAGCAATTTTGGTGGAAATTTATCTTACATAATCAAGGCACATTACGAACCTGCTGATAAATTCGGCATTACTAAAGAAAGATTTTAATGGCAGATCAAGGTAAAACTCCACTTCCAAAATCCCAAAGAGAAATATCTGAGGGACTACATCAACCTAGTATTGAAGGTAACAATCCTAATAATATTACTAAGTATTCTACTACTTTGGAGGATGCTAGAACTAATAACCAATCAGTTAACCCTGGTAGGGCTTCTCAAATATCTCAAAAAGATGATAGCTGGAAACCTTTTACTATAGGTATAAAAGATTTAGATGAAGCTATTAAATATTATTTTGATAACGTAATAAAACCTTCTGTTGTACAAAATGATAATAGGATAGCAGTCCCTGTGATATATGGTTCACCCGAAAGATGGAAATCCATACAACGTGATGGGTATTATAGAGACAAAAAAGGAAAAATTATGGCACCGCTTATCATGTATAAGAGGACTAATATTGATAGGGATAGAGGACTTACAAATAAAGTAGATGCTAATTTCCCTCAAAATTATGCGGTATTCCAACAACCTTATTCTAAACAAAATAGTTATAATAATTTAAGTGTATTAAATGGAGCCAAACCCATTAAAACGTATCAAGCAATGGTTATCCCTGACTTTGTTACCTTTACCTATACATGTGTAGTGTACACTTATTACATGGAACAACTCAACCAGATAATAGAAAGTATAAACTATGCAGCGGATACTTATTGGGGCAATCCCGAACGCTTTAAATTTAAGGCTTTAATAAATAGCTATCAAACAGTTACCGAATTAAATGTAGGACAACAACGTACTGTAAAAGGTAGTTTTGATATTAAATTAAAGGGTTATATCATACCCAATGTTATACAAAAAGACCTCACTGCTCTTAAGAAGTTTTCTAGTGATTCTAAGGTTATTATAGGACAAGAAACTGTAGAAAATCTGACAAGGGATAGAGGTAATAATTTTATTGAAAATATTAATACAAATTTAGATTAAAATGGCAGAACAAAAACTTACTCCTGAAGAAGTTAATGAAATTAAATCAATTCAAGAAACTCAAGAAAAATTAGTTACGAGTTTTGGAGAATTAGAATTTCAAATCCAAACTTTAGAGTTACAAAAAGAAAAATTAGTTGAACAATTAGAAACTTATAAAACTAAAGAAAAAGAATTAGCTAATCAATTGTCTCAAAAATATGGCAATGGTACTATAAATATTGAAGAAGGAATTTTCCAATCGTAAATTTTATTTTGAATAATTTTTATATATTTATCGATAAGACAATTAATTAATTAAATCTTTAACCTTAAAATTCGAATTTTAACATGGCAGAACAAATAATCTCTCCGGGAGTATTTCAAAATGAAAATGTCCCCATAGCTCTTGAAGCGGCAGCAGCCCCTATAGGAGCGGCAATAGTAGGTCCTTCCTTAAAAGGACCTATAGGTATTCCAACCACAGTAACAACTTATTCAGACTTCAAACAAAGATTTGGTGGTCCTTTTGTTAGTGGTGGTATAGAATATTCATATTTTACCAATATATCAGCTCAAAACTATTTTAAACAAGGAGGTAGTAATCTCTTAATCACCAGAGTAGCTAGTGGATCTGCTGGTTTCACTGCAGCTACATCTTCAAATGCGGTATCTGGAAGTGATGGAGGTACCTTAACTACAGATAGTGTATTTACTCTCCAAACTATTTCAGAAGGTGTTAATCAAAATAGTGATTCTACTGAAACAGCAGGAAATGCTTTACCTGATGGAACATCTGATAACTTAAGATGGGAAGTTTCTAACGTAGACACAAACTCAGGTATCTTCACCCTTACTATTAGACAAGGTAATGATAGAGCATCCGATAAAACTATTCTTGAAACTTTTAGAGGAGTCTCAATGGATCCTAAAAGAGATGATTACATTGCTAAAGTAATTGGTAACCAAACTTTTAGTGTAGGCACTGATGGAACCGATGCTTATGTAGAGGTATCAGGTGAATATCCTAATAAATCTAAGTATGTAATTGTAAAAAATGTATTGGCCCCAACTCCCGATTATTTAGATGGTGCGGGTAATGCTAAAGCAGCATTTGCTCCTTCTTTACCTAAAGCTCAAAGCGGTTCATTTGGTGATGGAGCTGGTAGTATTTTCTTTGGTGCTGCTGGAGGTACTAAATATTATAAAGATATTACTAATACTAATTCACAAGGTTTAGTAGCTAGTGATTATTCTACTACTCTTAATTTATTAAGAAACAATGATCAATATGCTTTTAATGTAATTAGTGTTCCTGGTTTAATTTATGGTTTTGCTTCTCATGCAACTGTATTAGATACTCTCATTACAAATACTACTACTAGAGGTGATAGCATGTTGCCTATTGATATAGTAACACATGGAAGTACTGTTGCACAAGCTGTTACTCAAGCAGGTAATTTAAATACTAACTATGCTGCGGCCTATTGGCCTTGGTTGTTAGTCAATGAAGAAGACACAGGAGCTAATGTATGGTGCCCTGCATCAACAGTAATCCCTTCAGTTTATGTCTTTAATGACAGCACTTCTGAAGCTTGGTTTGCACCTGCTGGATTTACTAGAGGTACTATGCCTAACGTAGTTGCCCCAGAAAAAACATTACCACGTGGTTTAAGAGACAGTCTTTATAACGCCAAAATCAACCCAATAGCTACCTTCCCAGGTACAGGTGTTGTGGTATACGGACAGAAAACATTACAATCTTTATCAACTGCTCTTGATAGAGTAAATGTTAGAAGATTGATGATCGCTCTTAAAGGATTTATTGGTAATGTTTCTCAAAATCTTGTTTTTGAACCTAATTCATTACAAACTAGAAACAGTTTCTTAAGTGTTGTCAACCCATACTTAGAAAGTGTTCAACAAAACCAAGGTTTGTATGCGTTTAAGGTAGTAATGGATGACTCTAATAATGGTCCTGATGTAATTGACAGACAGGAATTAAGAGGTGCTATTTACTTACAACCAGTTAAAACAGCAGAATTTATTGTACTTGATTTCAACCTCCTACCAACAGGAGCTGAATTCCCAGCATAATAAATTTTTATACAATAAAAGAAAGGGGTCGGATGAAAATCCGACCTCTTTTTATTTTTGAATATTTATAGACAACCCAAATGAGGGTTATGACTTATAATTAATTTTAAAACAACAATAATGGCAATATTAGATCCAAACGAAATATTCTTTACAGCGTTTGAACCCAAACAACAGAATAGATTTCTCATGCTTGTTGATGGTGTACCTTCGTACTTCATTAAGGGTGTGGGAGCAATTTCATTGACACAAGGAGAAGTAGTTCTTAACCACATCAATGTATACAGAAAAGTAAAAGGTAAAACAACTTGGGGAGATGTCCAATTGACACTTCACGACCCAGTTTCACCTTCAGGAACTCAAACCATCATGGAATGGGTAAGACTCCATCACGAATCTGTAACAGGTAGAGATGGTTATTCTGATTTCTACAAAAAGGACGTAACATTAAACATCTTAGGACCTGTTGGTGATATCGTTTCTGAGTGGGTATTGAAAGGGTGCTTTATTAAAGATGCTAACTTCGGTGAGTATAGCTGGGACAATGCTGACGCAGCTCAAACTATCACTATGACTTTAGCTCCTGACTACTGCGTATTGAATTACTAATCAATCAAAATCAATTACAAAAGAGAGCGCACGAAAGTGCGCTCTTTTTATCTTTTTATATATTTATATCAAACAAATAAAGTTATTTTAAATGAGTGAAGAAACAAAATTAAAATTTCCTACGGAAATTGTAGAGTTACCCTCAAAAGGTTTACTCTACCCCAAAGAAAACCCACTCTCTTCTGGTAAAGTTGAAATGAAATACATGACAGCTAAAGAAGAGGATATCCTAACTAACCAAAACTACATTAGACAAGGCATTGTTCTTGACAAATTGATGCAATCGTTGATTGTTTCAAAATGTAATTATGATGACCTTGTAGTAGGTGATAAAAACGCTATAATGGTTGCTTCCCGTATTTTGGGTTATGGTAAAGATTATACCTTTGAGTATGAAGGACAAGAGGTTACAATTGATTTATCTGAACTTGATCCTAAATGGATTAAAGAAGAAGACTTAGTAGAAAAAAATACTAACGAGTTTAATTTTACTCTCCCCCATACTGAAACCCCAATTACTTTTAAAATCCTAAATAATAAGGATGAAAAAGCTATTGAAGCCGAAATTAAAGGAGCTAAAAAAATAAATAAATTAGCATCTCCTGAATTATCAATGCGACTTAAGCAAATGATACTTTCAGTAAATGGAGATGATAGCCGTAAGGCAGTTAGAGAATTTGTAGACACCTATCTCTTAGCTCGTGATTCAAGAGCATTAAGAGAACATATCAGAGAGATTCAGCCCGATATGGACTTAACATTTGATTTTTACCCTGAAGATGGGGGTGATACTCAAGAAGATGTTAAAGTCCCTATCGGGGTCACGTTTTTTTGGTCTGACGCGTGAATATAGAATGAGTATGTTC